CATGCGCATAAGTTTTGAAAGTAAGTACTGGGAGATCACAGGAGTTAAGGAAATAGGCAATAATGAGTTTACAGAAATTCAAACCATTCAAAAATCAAACGAATGAGATCAATTACAGATTACGGTGTTGCAGTTACTCCGAGTGATACAGTGGAACTTGAAAAGCCAGGAGTATTATTTGTAGGAACCGGCGGAACGCTGAAAGTTAAAACGGTATCGGATGATGAATTGGAATTTGGATCCGTACCCGATGGATATGAAGTTAAATGCGAAGTTAAACAGGTATTCGTCACTGGAACCAGTGCGACAAACTTAGTATTATACAGAGATAAATAATGGCACAAAGCATACAGCTCGACGGTTTTAAGGAACTTGAAAAGGTACTGGAAGGATTGTCGAGTAAGTCTTATGCTAAGAGTATTGTAAAAGCGGGTTTAAGGAAAGCCTCAAAACCCTTGATAAAATCGGCACGCAGTAAAGTAATGGGATATTCCAAAACGGTTGGGCAAAGTATTACAATTAACTACCAAAGCAGGGATGGAGCCACTATAGGCATAGGACCGAAAAAGAAAAACGGACAGGTAGTTGCAATGGATGGAGATACAGCCTTTGTTGTAGGAGTTAAGGATCCGTGGTTTGCTCATTACATTGAATTCGGAGTAAGTGGTATTGGAAAGTTTCGGAAAAAGAAAAACACGAAAGGTTTATCCGGTACCAGAAGATACAGAGCTGATCAACCGGCACGCCCATTTATGCGCCCGGCATTCGACGAAACGCAAGCTGAAATACAGCAGACATTTGCAAAAAGCATTTGGGAATCGATCGAGAAATATGTAGATAAACACGGAACCAATGTTACATGATGTCATATACGACCGCTTAAAAGCGATAACCTCAAAGGTTTATCCTGGCATGGCACCTGAAAATGTTGCGATTCCATACATCGTATTTTTTCAAGTAAGCAATGTACCCGCTTCCAATGCATCAGGAGCATCAACCTTGGATGATATACGCATTCAGGTAAGTGTATTTGAAACATCGTACAGAGCAATGGAAATAATGGCAGCTAACGTAAGAACTGCGCTGGATGAGTACAAAGGAATATTGCAAAGCGTAATCATTGAACGATGCTCTTTTATAGGCGAGAATTATATTCCGGAAGGAACCGGAGTTCATCATAAAGCACTTGATTTTAAAATAACTGTAAAGCGTGAAAAATATACAACAGTAGATACTACATACCTAACAGTGGATAGTACAGTATTAACCGTAGATTAAAATTAATGTCATGAAAAAAATACTTCATTTATTATTGTTATTTATAATTCCATTATGTGCACAATGTCAATTAGATACCATTAATACAGGTACTTCGCCAAATTCTGGAACGGGTGATACTTGGCGAAATGCAATGATCAAAACAAATAGGTCGATTACTGAATTAAATAGAATAGGTATTCGCAATATAACGAGTAATTATCAGGAAATAAATATACTCGATGGAGCATTGGTTAATGTTAATGAACTTAATGAGCTTGTTGGCTTTCCGTCGGTAGATACAATTGCGAGCAAATCATACGCAAGATATGTATCTGGAGCATTTCAAAGACTTACATTTATTATAGGTGGTACTACAAATGCGCCAAGTGTCGATAGCACAACTATCACACATGGAGCATTTATGAATAGCTATGTGGAAATATATAGGGCAGGTAGTTCATTAACTAATGCGGAAAAGGTATTTGGATTTATTAAATCAGATAGCACAATTACATTATTTGCGCCATTTGTTTTTGGTGAAAAGTTTGAAATATTGGTATATCCAACAAGAAATGTTCAGCAAATATATTTAAGATAATGAAAAAGATGATTTAGGTAGTAAAACACAATTATCGAAATAATGAAAATAGAGCTAATTAAACCGTACATGCTAAACACCACCGAAAAGCCGGTAGGTAAACGCATGGATGTAACCAGTGAATTTGGTAAAGAACTTATTGCAGAGGGATTTGCCATTGAACTGGTTGAAGTTGAATTGAAGAAAACTAAAAAAATTAAATAGCCATGGCACAAACAGCGGGAGTTATAAGCGGAAATATTATGGGATTATACATTGACAGCAATCGTGTTGCTGCAGTAAAAGGTGTAAATCTTGATTTAGCAACAAACATGACCGATATGAATAATGCAGGCACAGGAGATTATGATACGGTTAAACCCTCACGCCGTAATTGGTCGGCAAGTGGCAATGGTCATTTTGCGTTTGATGATGACTACAACATGGAGTTTTTATTCGATGCATGGAAAGCAGGAACGCTTTGCGTGTGCAAATTCACAACAAATGTAAACGATGATCTCGACTTCACAGGGAGTGGATATATCGAAACATTAAAAGCCAGTTTCCCGGATCATGAAAACAGCACGTTCGATTTCTCTATAAAGGGAACTACAGACCAGGTTAAAACAGTTCATCCAGCATAATATTTTAATACTACAATACAATGGCACAAACTACAGGAGTAATAAGCGGGCACCTCATGGGTATTTACATTTCAAATGTACTTATTGGTGCAATGAAAGGTGTTAACCTGGACATGGGAGTAAACATGCTCGACATGAACAATGCAGGCACCGGAGATTATGACACAGTAAAACCCTCACGCCGTAATTGGTCGGCAAGTGGTAACGGACATTTTACATTTTCAGAAGGATATACCTTCGAAGATCTGTTCGATGCATGGAAAGCTGGCACATCGTTAACCGTACGTTTTTCAACCGAGAATCCTGGCGATATCGATTATGCAGGTACCGGATATGTAGAAAGTTTGAAAGCAAACTTCCCAGATCATGAAAACAGTACGTACGATTTTACAATCAAAGGTTCCTCAGACCTTACTAAATCGACAAATACCTAAACTATAACCAACTATGAAAAACATTGAGATAGGCGGAAAAGTTCGCCCGGTTAAGTATAGCATAAATGCACTTGCCGATTTTAATTCAAATACGGGCACGGATCTGGACTGGATATTTAAGGTTAATGCAAAACCCTTATCCATGGACATGAATCATTTAAGATGGTTGGTATTTGTGGGTTTAAAATTCGGAGCAATTGAAAATAGTGAGCCAGTTGATTTTAATGTGGATATGGTTGGGAAATGGTTAGATACCGATTTATCAAAGTTTCCCGAATTTATGGAAGCATTAAGAGACGGAATGCCAGTATTTAATAGCACAAAAAAAAAGTAGATGAAACTCCGGAAGTTGTAACCTGGGATTCGATATATAAAATGGGAGTTGGTTTTTTAAATCTTCATCCCTGGGAGCTGAAAAAATATACACTCAGAGAATTGGTGTATAGGATGGATGAGAAAACAAAGTGCAATCAGGAAGAAGTTGATTTGATACAGAAAACAAGTCAACTGGAATGGGAAAGAGCAAGATGGATTTCAGCAAATATTATGAATTCGATGGGTGCAAAATTAACAAGCGTATTTTCATTAACAGTATTTCCATGGGAGTCTCCTCCACCTAAACCAACGGAGGACTTATTAAGTAAATTTCCAAAGACATTAAACTAATGGCAGGAAAGAAAACACTCGGCGAATTATCAATAATCCTTGGGATGGATACTCAGGTTTTCGAAAAGAAAATGCAGAGTAGTAAATCCGAGTTAAATGGATTTAAGGATCAGGCAAAGGATTTCGCTACTAAATTCACAGCAGCTTTTGCCGGACTTGCAGCCGTTGGAGTAACATTTGCCGGAATTAAATCTGCCATTGAAAGTGTTGAAGGACCGGGAGATAAGTTTAATGCAACCATTGCCGGGGGAAAAGAATCATTATTTGAACTTCAGAGAGCTGTTGCAACATTAGATTTCAGCAATCTATTGGATAATTTGAAGGAGGGCTTTAACCGTGGTAAGGAACTGGAAGAAGCTCTCGATGCATTAGCTGATAGAAATGCCTATAACGATTATGTTGTAGTTGGATTGCAACAGGAAGCGGAAGCACTCAGAGAGACCACAAAGAATAAGCAACTCGATATAAAAGTAAGAAGCGATGCTGCCACGAAATTGGAGGAAATTGAAGGTAAGATTCTTGCCAGGCGCAAGAAGATTATAAACGATACTTACAACCTCGAAAAATTATCCTGGGAAGGTCGGCAAAAAATATCTACTGAGCAAGGTGTTAAGCTGTTCGAATCAATGGCTGCCTTAGAAAATGAAGGGTATAATAAAGTTAAGGCGGAAACAGTAAAAAAAATAAAAGAGGTTTTTGATGCAAGTATAGCAAACGGAAATAGTATTGAAGATGCTGCCAAACTGGTTAAGTTCAATTTAGCCGGAATGGGTAATTATGATTTCATTAAAGATATCCCGAAAGATGATCTTGAGTACATCGTAAACACGTTTGAACAGTTTACCAATTTATCTACCAATGGAGAAAAGGATGTTTGGGTAAAATTGTTTGCTGGCATTAATACTAAAACAATGGCATTAGCAGATGCGCAAAGAGATTACAATAGCGCATTAGGAGAAACATCAAAAATACGAAGCCAAGACGATAAGGCAACTGAAAAAAAGAAATGGGGGCATGTATTCAATGAGGACAATACCGAATTAGAAGCATGGATGACTCCATGGATTAATACTGCCTGGGGTGAATCTTGGAAAAAAGCAGGTAAGGATATTCCGATTGAGGAAATATCTCCATTAGATAAATTGGCAGGTGCAATAGATACGGCTCTTGATCCAGCTGCGCAAAAGTTTTTTGATTTCGTTAAAGACATGAATCAAACTGCCAAAAATTTCTCAGCAGATCTTGTTGCAACAATTGCAGGTGGTTTTGGTGAAGCTCTGGTTACAGGCGACTGGGATAATTTCGGAGCTAATATACTCGATGGATTTGGCAAGTTCGCACAACAGTTTGGTGCATTACTTATTGCATACGGAATGGCGGATTTTGCCTTGAAATTCAGCCCTGAACCATTCTCAAAAATTGCAGCAGGGGTTGCTTTGGTAGCTCTTGGTTCAGCATTATCTGCAGCTGCAGCAAGTTCAAAAAGTGTTGGTTCGAGTAGTGCTGGATCATATTCAGGCGCATCA